CGCACAAATACGAGCAAAGCAGCGCGCTGATGAATTGGCAAAGGCACAAGAGCAGGCAAAGAAAGTAGAAGAGCTAAACGCCAAAGTTGCCGATCAGTTACTAGCACGATTGCAGGCACGCTTTGCAGGCGGTGACAACTCGCTCGCTACGGCTGTTCTCAACGCACAAAGATCAGCTATTGAGCGCGGGCTGACGGCAACGGTAGACGCTATCATTGCATCTACTCCAGAGTATGCGGCTGCTATTGCAAAGATTAACAAAGAGATCGAGCAGGGCTTGCTAAATCCTGCTGATTATGCAGAGCGTACAAATAAAGTACGCGCAGAGATACTTGCACGATTGCAGTCGCTACCTTCCGATACTAAAGATGTGTACGCATTACAGATTCGCGGCGCATACCAGCAAAGCGCAGACGAGATTGCGAAGGGAACGGCGGACATTGTAGCGCAGATTAGGCAGCAACAGGTAAAGCAGGCGGGCGATATATTCGCGGATTCATTGCGCGGCATCGGCGAAGCTCTGCGCTCGGTAGATTTTGCGACTATCTACGGCGAAGCTGCGGACAAAGCAGCGGCGTTGAATGAAGAGCAGGAAAAGCTAATCGAGAATTTGCAGGATGGTACAGCGACGTATCAAGATTCGGTAGATCAGCTTGCTAACTTGCAGGCACAACAGGAACAGACGGCAAGTGCGACGGCTACGGCTATCTCGCAGGCATTCCAAGCTATCGCAGATCAGCAGGCAAAGGCAGCGCAGGACGGTATCAATACGGTCAACGCTGCACTTGAACGTAGAAAAGAGATAGCTAAACAAGAGATAGACCTTGAAAAAGACAAGGCAGATCAGTTGAAAGCTCTGCAAGATCAGGGCATCAAAGACAAGGAAGTTTACGAGGCAGCACTCAAAGCGATAGAGGAAAAGTATACGCAGGATCGCGCCAATCTTAAGAAGGAAGATGAGAAGTTAGCCAAAGAATCCGCAGAAGTACAGGACGCTGCACTTAACCAGATAGCCGTATCAGCGGGTGCTGCTTTTGCATCTCTTGTAGCGGGCGGTGAAAGCGCAGGGGAGGCACTTAAGAAGGTAGTCGGATCGACTGTTAGCGCATTGCTTGACCTATACACTCCGTCAATTGTGGCTTTGTTCAGCTCTATTATCCCTCCACCATTCGGGCAGATCGCGGGCTTGGCAGCCGTGCAAGCGTTGAAGGCCCTGCTCAATTCTGCGTTGTCTGGATTTGAAGAAGGCGGTTACACAGGCAATGGCGGCACAAAGCAAGTAGCGGGCGTAGTCCACGGGCAAGAGTTCGTGATGACCGCCGAGACAACACGCAAGAACAGGGCGCTGCTTGAGCACTTGCATAGCGGCAAATCGCTTGAGTCATTCCCTGCTTTGCAGAAAATGCTAGCGGATAACCAGATCAGCACGATACCAGTAACTGAATTGCAGCTTATGCGCTCGGAGCTATCCGCAATTCGTCAGCGTCTGGACTCAATGCCCAACGGCATACAAGGCAATATGGGCGTAGATGTGCAAGTAGGCATGGATACGTACCTTTACGAGCGTGACCGCTCACGAATGATTGCAAGAAAGTTGAGAGGATAACATGCCAGCAAAAAGCAACTGGACAATGACCCTGTACGGCAGCAATACGGACACGGCAACAATACCGGCAACCGTGGATGCTACTTATGGTGGTGCTCTAATGTTGATTTCATCGCTTACAACAGCGACAAACAAGAGCGTTTACATACTTGCGCCGCAATTCGATTATGTGTTCAATACAGGCACGCTAGAAGATGTCAGCGGAACCGTCATAGGATTCACGACGCGGCGTATACAGTTTCAAATTGAGACCTATCCGTTTAGTTACGACGCAACGAGCGTATCGCTAGAACAGGATATTGAGGACATGATTACGCTGCTGAACATCATCCGAGATTTCAAGTTCTTGTACCTACGCGTAGATGGTGGGTCGCGGGCTTATCCAGCGGCAACGTATGTCTATCCTGTGACGTTGACGTCCAACAATACGGCAATCAACAAGCAATTCGGCAATCGTACTTTAACGCTCACGTTTGAGCATAGGAAGCGCAGCTAATGGCACACTACCGCATTGCTCGTACTATGCCGAACGGATGGCAAGTGCGGCTGGACATGATAAGCTACGACGGCGCATTTGGTGATACGATCGTACCGTTGCCAGAAGTGGTGCTGCTTGAAATGGGCGAGCTAACCGCAGAGTTTGATTCGCTGCCGTATGGCCTTATGAATCCTGCAACGTTCTCATTTCGTCTTATCTGGGATCAGCTACCAAGTGGCGCTGGTTCTATACAGGAATATATTGAACAAGGTTACGACGAGACAAGCCCCGGAATATACACTCGCAATACGTGGTATCTTTATACAGACAGGGGTACAAGCGGCACAACTTGGACGCTTGAGTTTGCAGGATGTGAAGACAACGTAGAAGCACTAGAATTGCAGCCGCTTGATAACGGCTTTTTCTCATACAACGTAGAGCTTGTAGACATTGCATATTACTGGCTTAAAACGAAGAGCGGCTATGACATCTTTAACGGCATAGGAACGCTGGTAGATTCTGAACAAAATGCGTGGCAAATTAAACTGGTTGGCTCTGGCTTATTTGAACGTGAACAATTACACGAGTTCTGGAGCATTAACACATCAGCAAAGTTTATTAATCTATACGATGTACTGGACGCATATGCTGATAGTGGAGGCGCTTGGAATACAGCTCTATCTCATTCTACTATAAGTGGCAACTTTGACTATGGAAACAATCTACGCAAAGTATTAACACATGCCGTAGACTGGTTTGCGCCTGCTAACATTACGTCACTTCCACGCAATGCAGGCAGCACGGCGCTTACTAATCAAGAACTTTGGATGATTGCAACAATTACGCCAAATGGTCAAACAACACCAATCGGCGGAATGCTTGTGCCACAAGACAAGTACGGCATAGCCAATGCAAACGTATCTGCTTATGATGTGTTGCGAGAGCTATGCGAGCAATCAGGCGTACGTGTTGGCTATCGCTTTGAGGTAAGCGGCAGCGGAGGAACTACGGCAATACGTGTAATTTTTGATGTTAAGCGTATTACAGAAGGCCGCGATGATCCGAGCAACGTAGATGCTACGCTTTCTTTGTCCAGCGCGTTGACATACTCAAGTATCACAAAACGCGGCGATAACATTCTAAAAGCAGAAGTACGCTACGAAACGGAATCAGATCGCGATGCTACGGATATTGTCAAGGTGCAGCGCGGTGCTAGGGCATCTCGGAGCATGAACATAGAGCCGCTTTTGCATAACATGCCGGTGCATATTCAGGACAACAACCCAGATGATAAATGGCCACGGTTTAAAGCCCCTATAAAGCAGACTAACCAGCTATTTGTTCGTGGTAGTTACTATCCAGCTCCCAACGGCTCGGCTAACAACTTCATAAAAATACATGAAAAGACGCGCATTAATTACAGCTCATCACAGTACGTTGAAGTCGACCCCGACGGTCTCAAGAATCCAGTAAAAGCAACTGATTTTAAGACGAATTCACAAACGCAAGCCACGTACTTTTTGCAGATTAATGACTGTCAAGTGAACGGATGTATCACGGCTGCCTTGTGCAACCTGCTTTTGACCGTGTTTAGCAACGAAAACAACGCTATTGTAGAGGTTGAGTGGCCTTTAAGCATAAGCAGCAAAGTGATGACCGACTACATCGCAGGCAAATTTCAGCTAACCAACGAAGCGGCAGACAAATTCGATAACATCGCATGGGATAAGGCAATGCCAGTATCAATTTCCGTGGACTTGATAGGTGCAAAAGCTACGCACCGCTATTATATGGTGAGCGCATAATGCCAATTAACGATCCAATCAAGAACCGCAAGGTAGCTCCAGCATCGCTTGCGTTTGAACGTGACCAAATGCGTAACGGTGCGATCTTCCAAGTAGGTACAACGCCAACATCAGTGACGTACCAAGAGATCGTAAACATCCGTTACGGCGATATTACGCAGCTCTATATCACCAACCAGTACATCCAGACCGACAACGATCGCATAATGAAGGCAATGCACGAATCTGAACACAGATCGAAGCATTGGGTATCAGATTACAAGCGTTCTTTCCAATGGGATATAAAGCAGAATCAAGCATACCGAGTAAATGACTGGCAGATACTAGCATTTAACAACGAAGTGCTGCGGGCTATGGGCTGCTCAAATGGCGGCGTCGTAGCTGATGGTACGGCGTACTGGCAGTATCGCTGCCCAGAAGATGCGGCAGGCATTTATTGGGTATATGCTTACCTCAATTTTCAGTTTGCCAACAATGCCAACGTGTCAAGCTCGAAGCTCGGCCTATTCCTAAACGGCTCTCTTTACCGATTGATTGATAACGTAGACAATAACATGATGGGCGCAAACAAGATCATTGATACGCGCATGGGCGGCGGTGCTCATATACCGATGAGGACAGGCGACGTACTAACTATACGTATTTACGCCAAAGATAGCTTGGCTGGTTTGGACGTAGCTTTGTATCCTACATCTGTTTACGGCTATGTAACGGGGCATCGTGAGAACTGCGACAACATCGAGATATACAACAACCCAGTAACAGGATTTCTTTACCAATTTGACCACAACCAATGAGCTGCTTACCAAATACACCTATCGCGCCTAATCTTTTAAGCGCTACAAATTCGTCTGACCTAGGATGGATTGACCTGACCAGCGTTTCGACAAGCGCTTTGTCGCAATACTACCCCGTATCTAACACGGTGATAACGTTTGAAGGTACGGCGAACACGACAAACCAGCACATGATCTTGCGGCAGCTTGAGATAGAAGAGACTGCAAGCAGTAGCGCCAATATCAAGAAAGCGCCGCTGCATGTTTACCTTTATACAAACAGCTCGCCGGGCACGCCAACGCTCGGAGCGGTCTTTAATGGCAGCGTAACTGATCTTGTGGCGGTCGTACCAGTAGCGCAGGCGGACTATGTGCGCGTAAGCGATACTAAATGGGTGGCACGGGTCAACCCTGCTCGTTATTATCGTACTGGCATTGGATCAACTGCGGGCTTCCTATATGGCGTGGTCATATCTAATGATGCCAGTTCGCTAACATATGCAGCATCCGCAGCGTTGCGCTTGAAAGTGATAACAGAAGCAGGCACAGCACTATGATAGACGTTGAAGAACTGATCGAGCAGCTAAAAGTAATAGCATACGATGACATCCCACCGGTACGCCGGGCACAGCTATTGCACGTTATCGTTTATCTAGAGCAATGGGCGAAAGATCACAACGTAAGGGCTAACTGATGGGTAACAAAGCAGTCCGGCTAACTGACGAAGAATACGAAGCGGTCGCAGCTATGCGGGCAGAGCGGCTCAAAAAGATGAAAACCAACAACCCTAACATCCAGCTTGGTATTGCTAGGGCAGAAACTAGCTATGCCGAGCAGGCCGTAACCGGTGCTGTATTCGGTCAAGAGCCGGAGCCAGTTGCTCCGCTTGCAGGGGAGCTGCGCGAAGATGAGATAACAGATTTGTCTACGTGCAACAAGATCGGCGTAATCTCGGATGCTCATTGGCCCTTTCATGATCTGCGCAGGGAAGCAGACGGAACGTA